TTAAAGTTTAGACCATCTTGTAATGACCCAAGGGGAATGACATTAGTTGCTGGTGGATTTTGGGTAGATATTTATCTTGCCAATACAGACTGTGATACAAATGGCACATCTAAATATAATGTAACTATGGCAGATGGCTCTAGCCCACCAAAAGTGCCAACTTTATTTGGCGGCAATGGCTCTACTACTTATGGCTCATTAACTTGGTTTGAATCATGCGAGTTAGCTAGTGCTTATGGTAAGCGCCTATTAACTCAAAGAGAGTTTATGGCAATGGCTTATGGCACTACTGAAGCAAGCTCTATCGGGTCAGATCAAGGATCTACAATCCTGAATGCCGCTTACACTTCCAAGTGGGGTGTAATGCAATCTACTGGTGTATTGTGGGTATGGGGCGATGATCGAGCAGGACCATTTGCAGGCGCTTCTTGGAATGCAAACACAGAAGGCAGAGGCTCAGAATACAATGCGCCTAATGCTGTCATCCTTGGTGGCAACTGGGGCGCTGGGTCGAACGCCGGTTCTCGTTGCTCGGGTTGGGCTAACGCTGCCTCGGATTCGAACAGCCTCTTTGGGGTGCGGTGTGCCTGTGACCACTTGTTACTTGATTGATAGGGTCGAAAGACCCTATGGAAGTTATTAAAGATGCCTCAATTAGCTATGACCAAATGGCAATTATGGAAAAGTATGAAAGGGTTATTGCTTACTTATATCCTATTGCACAATCAATGCCAAGAAAGCATGGAATAGCAAGAGATATGTTTTTAACTTCTTTATTTAATCAAGCAAATTTATTTTATGAAGCTGGCAAAAGTAATCAGATCAGCAAACTTTATATTGCAGATGCGGGGTTAGCGCATTTGCGATTTTGGTTGCGTTTCTTGGAAACTCCAAAAGTTAAGTGTATTAGTCCGCATCAGCATGAAACAGTATTAGCGATGATTGCTGAAATTGGCTCTATGCTTGGCTCTTGGATAACTAAGCGCAAAGGTTGAAATGGGCAAAGTCGCTGTCATCCTTGGTGGCAACTGGAACAATGGGTCGAACTCCGGTTCTCGTTGCTCGAATTGGAATAACGCTGCATCGAATTCGAACAACAACATTGGGGTGCGGTGTGCCTGTGAGCATATTAGTAAATTGCTATATAAATGCTACGGCTTTATATGCAGACCAAGTATGATATGGTCAGCCATTTTTACCTGCTTCGGCAAATACATTGATGGGTTCAGAATGCCCTTAGTATCTATGAGAAAAGGGCTACTGGCATGAATTCATATAATAATTTAATGCCAAGTATTGCAAGCATAGAAAACCTTAGATTGGCTTATAAAAAAACAGCAAATGCTAAAAAAATGACATTTGGTTATCTTGAGTTTAAAGAATACAAAGAGTTAAATCTAAAAACCATTCAAGAAGAATTGCTAAATGGCTCTTACAAGATTGGGGAATATAGACACTTTACAATTTATGAACCTAAGCCAAGATTAGTATCTGCTTTAAATTTTAAAGATCGCTTAGTTCAACACGCATTAGTAGGGATTATAGAGCCAATATTTGAAGCCACATTCTTGCCTAATACTTTCGCTTGTAGAGTAAATTTAGGAACTCATGCTGGAGTTAGATATATTCAATCAGAATTAAGAAAACCAACAGGAAATCAATATTATCTAAAAACTGATTTTAGTAAATTTTTTCCAAGTGTGGATCATAATATTTTGCTTGAAATGGTTTCTAAAAAAATATCATGCAAGCAAACTTTTAATTTAATTCAAGAAATTGTAAAACCAAATGAAGTTGGTATTCCGATTGGTAGCTTAACTAGCCAACTTTTCGCTAATGTATATGGTTCAAAATTAGATAATTTTATTCATCACAAATTAGGCTTTAGAAAATGGGCTAGATATATGGATGATGTAGTTATTTTGTCAGATGATTTATCAAAATTAAAAGAAACTTTTTTGCAAGTAAAAGACTTTGCTAATAAAAATATGAAGCTACAAATTAGCAAATGGCATTGTCAATCTACAAATAGGGGCATTAACTTTCTTGGATATAGAATATGGGACACTCATAAACTAATTCGGAAAGATAGCGCAACAAGGGCAAAAAGGAAAATTGCCAAATATGTGAAATATCAGGATAATTTGTCATTAGACAAGTTTCTTGCTTCATGGCGAGGTCATGCTCAATGGGCAGATTCTCATAATTTATTTAAATGGTTAGAGAAAAAATATGAAACCAATTATCAATACTAGAGAAGATTTAGATGCCATTATTGGCACTCCTGAGCATGAGCAATTTATGCAAATGCTAAAAGGTTCGATGACAAGAAAACAAGATGTTCAGGTTTATCCCGATGGATATAATCAACCAGATTATCAGGGTGAAAAACTAAATCCAATTTGGGAAGAAGTTGAGGATTTATCAATCATTCAACGCTTTGGATTTACTAAGGCTGATTTAGTATAAAGGTCTATATGTTTATTATTGATTGGGTATTTGACAAGATGGGTTACACCAAAAAAACTACGGTGCAATTTACCATCACTCCATTTGAATTTGATGTGCCAAAAATTACAGCAAAGAAAGCGCCAGCCAAAAAGGTAGCGGGTAAAAAGGCGGCGCCCAGAAAGCGGCGGTTAGGATGATGGCAGAGTATGGTGACAACAATCAGGAACAAGCGGTTGAAATAGCGCTCCTCCGCAGAGATTTGGAATCATTGCAAACGGATGTCAAAGAGTTAAATAAAGAGATTAAGTCTTTGGTGTCTGCTTGGAATACGGCAACTGGTCTTGTTGCTTTCGTTAAATATGCGGCCGCGGCTGTGACTGCTATTGGTGTGATCTGGTTTGCATTCAAAGAGTTTTTTCACAGATAAGGTGAGCTGATATGGGCGTGTTTAATGAAGTCGATCAGGAGTTAATTAAGGTCGCCAATGGCCAGATAGATGGCTTTGGTCATCAAGTGCGCCATGTCTTTGGCTATAACCCTGATGTCGATTCTGCCGCCGAGGAGACCGTCTGGACTTATGGTGGCCTGTATGTCCATGCTGAGTCTCCAACAATAATGACAGTCAGCTCATCGAGTGCTAACGATACATCTGCTGGCACAGGAGCTCGAACTGTTTACATTCTTGGCATCAACTCAACTGGCGCAGAAGTCAGCGAGACAGTCACGCTTAATGGCCAGACCGCAGTAAACACTACGCATACCTATACCGAGATACAGTCAGCTATGGTTATGTCGGTTGGCTCTGATGGTAAAAACGCTGGAGATATTTATATCGGCACAGGCACAGTAACCAGCGGTGTGCCAGCTAATGTGTATGGCCATATCCTGACTGCCGAAAATATGTCTCTCATGGGTCATATCACAATTCCCGCTGGCTATGTTGGATATTTAGTAGCTGGTGGTATGTCATCTGGCACAGAGGGTGGCTCCAATTACATTACTGGTAGGCTCAAGCTAAAACAAAACGGCATTATTTATACGAGCGCTTTGATTACATTTGCCAACGGTCAAGCAAGTTTTGATTTTAAATATCCAATCAAGCTAGACGCTGGCGCTTGCATTAGCGCATCAGCAAAGTCAACAGCAAACAATGAATCGGTCTCGTCTTATTTTCAAGTCCTTTTAGTTAAGCAATGATCGAAACATTACTTGGTTCTCTTTTTGGCGGCATCTTTCGCATCGTGCCAGAGGTGCTTAAGATGCTTGACGCTAAAAATGAGCGAGCCCATGAGCTTGCCATGCTCGACAAAGAGATGGAGTTTGCCAAGGTGCGTGGCGAGATTGCCATGCGTGAGCAAGAGACAAGCATGATGAATAACGAGCTGGTCGCCATGGCCGAGGCACTTAAAGAGCAAAGCGCCACAGCTCAGGCGGGTGGCAAATGGATTGCCGCTTTCTCTGCCTTGATTCGCCCAGGCGTGACCACTTGGTTTGTGGTGCTCTACTCGCTAGTCAAGATTGCGACCATGCTTGTTGCATTGCAAGGTGGAGCTGACTGGAAAGATGTCTTGATTAACTCTTGGACTAAAGACGACATGGCCATGCTGATGATGATCCTGACTTTCTGGTTCACAGGCAGAGCCTTTATGCACATCAATAATGGCAAGGGTTGAGCAAGCTCTAGCAATCGCGACAGAGCTGTGTAAAGAGTTTGAGGGCTTTCGCTCTAAGCCCTATATCTGCCCAGCGGGTTATCCCACGATAGGCTATGGCACCGTTTATAAACCTAACGGTAGTAAAGTAACCATGCAAGACCAACCTATAAGTAAAGAATTGGCTGAGGAGTGGCTCATTACTGAGCTCAGGAATAACTACATGGCGGGTGTGCTACGCGCCTCGCCTAGACTCATTGCCAACCCACAGGCCTTGGGCGCGATCACTGACTTTGCGTATAACCTGGGCGTGCCTCGCTATCGGGCGAGCACATTAAAGCGTAGGGTTGATGCACAGGACTGGGAAGGTGCCGCCACAGAGCTCCACAAGTGGGTCTATGGCGGCGGGAGAAAACTGCCAGGCTTAGTCAGGCGGCGCCAGGCTGAGGCTGATCTGCTTTAGCAACCACAGCTCGCATCAAACGCCAGGCATTATTCTGCGAACATCCTAAAGACTTAGCCACTTCTCTGGTGGTCGGTGCTCGGCCATGCTCTTTGTGAAAGTCCACGATGAGCTTGGCAACCTGAGTCTGTCGGTCAGTCGGCACCTTAACAAGACCCGCAAATGGGATAGGCTCTACTGTCATACCTTGCCCTCCAACTGTGCGAGGCGTTTGCTAAACGCGGCGGTGTGATTGACTCGCTCAATGGTGTCCACCTTATCAAAGGTCGGCATATTCACATCACGCAATTCCTTGAGCTTGTTGAGCCGATCTCGGTTGGGTAGCTTGGTGGCCTTGAGCACTTTGTCTGCCATCTTTTCGTAGGCCTCTGACCAGCTCGGATAGTCTGGGTAATACTCAGAGCCCTTGCCTGGGATGCGTAGCTCCCACTCGCCCGTAGTCTTGGCCACAGTCTCGGCGGGTATGTCCTCAGCCATGCTGATAACATGATCCACCTCCTCTGGCTTGCTGATTTCTGCGAGCTGTGCGTTTACATCATCCAAGTCTGGTGCAATCACAATATCAGGCGCTTTGGGCGCGGCCAGCGCATCCAACGGATTACGCATCGGCGCCCTGGGCGTGATGTCCTTGGTCTCGCTTGGGTAGTCTGCCGCCTCCTCTGCGGTAATTAAACCCTTGAGCACATCTGGGAACGCATCACGCAAGGCAAAGCCTCTGGCACGCATCTGGAGCATACGCTTTGGATAGGCTTGCCATGGCCCTTGCTTGCCCCATAGACCAGCTCGCTTGGCATCCTCGACTGAGAACTTGGCGGTAACAGGCTGGCGATTCTTGCGGTGGGCGACACAGACCGCAACTGGGTTAGGTGTGCCCTCGCCCTCAAAGTATTCCTCAATCCCCTCGCAGACGGGTGAGGCTTGCACCAATGCCATGGCCGCATCCCCATAGACCGAGGGCTTGCCATTGATGCACGCGATATTCTGCAAGGCCTGGAGTGGCGCTAGGCCCAGCTCCTTGCCCCATTGCACTGCGACAAGCACATCTTCTGGCTTGCCTTGGTAGGCTTTGGGCACCATGCTTGACTTGGCCAGCATATCGCTAAAGCGCATGGCCTCATCCAAGGTGACAGGGGCAAAGCCCTGTTGATTAGTGGTGGTTAAGTTCATCTGCTACCTCCTCGTTTAAGTGTTGTTTCAAAGTTTCAAAGACAAGATCGACAATGGCATCCACCATTTGTTCTGCCTCGTCAGGTTGACTGTGTGGAACTGCATTTAGGACAGCGACCACAGCCTTGTCTCTGACCTCATCAATCAATTCATTATTTGGCATTGACTGGGCTCGCTTTCTTAATCGTTAGGGTTGACTGTCGAATGACATAGGCTGGCTTTGCGGGAACCACTTTCTCAGGTTGGGCGCAATAACTTCTCATGCCCCACTTGATCTGGTAATCACCAGCGATAGCCATGCCGTTGTCTTTCATCAGCTCCTTGATCTTGGTCTCATGCTTGTCAATCTCAGATTGCAAGCGAGCCATTTGCTCTTTATT